CGTTAGCCGCGTTCGATACCGTACAGTAGGCGGCCGTGCGACGAATCGTGCCGGTCGTGCACGCGACATTCGCGCTGCCTTTGGTATGTCGGCTGGTTAATCATGACTCCGATAGACCATGCAAACGAAGTGATTGCCTCTGTCCGTCAGAAAACGGACAGAGCAATCCTTTTTTATTCTTGTGGCAAAGACAGTGAAGTTTTGCTCGACCTGATGGCGCCGCACTTCCGGGGAATCGTTTGCGTGTTCATGTATTTCGTCAAAGGTCTCGACCACATCGACAACTATCTGCGAGCAGTCAAAGCCCGTTATTCCAACGTTACCATCCTGCAAGTCCCCCATTGGACGCTGACGCGCGTTCTACGTTGCAGGCTATACTGCATTCCTAATCCCAATGTAAAGCTGTTATCGTTGAAAGACCTTGATGAATCCGTTCGGATGAAAACGGGAATATCTTACTCTTTCTACGGTATGAAACAGTCGGACGGAATGAATCGCTGTCTTATGTTGCGCGGATATGAAAATGAAGCCATAAGCAATACGAACAAGATCTATCCTCTATCCAAGTGGAAGAAATCGGACGTCATGGCCTACATCAAGGCAAAGAAACTGCCTGAGCCCATATCCTACAACAAGAACAAATCGCAAGGTCTGACGTTTTTGCCGGAGGTATTCGATTACCTGCGCCAACACTATCCGCAAGACCTCGAAAAGATTTACAAAGTATTTCCTCTGTCACGCAATATCTTACTCCGTTATGACGCAGAAAAAGCAGCAGCCCAAATACAATCAGAGTGAAACGGTCGTAATCAAGCGATCGCAAATCAAATTCGCTCCTTACAACCCACGCAAAGAGGATCCAGAAGTCATCAAGAAACTCAAAAAGAACTTCAAGACTGTCGGCTATCTGGGAGGTATCGTATGGAATCGACGTTCATCCTATCTTGTGTCGGGACACAAGCGCGTGCAGACGCTCGACATCATCAACAATTACGATGGTACGCCCGAAACGAATTATGAGATCAAAGTAGAGGCGGTAGAGTTGGACGACAAGACCGAGCGCGAACAGAATATTTTCATGAACTCGCCCTCCGCAATGGGTGAGTTTGACATGGAAAAGATGAAAGTACTTGTACCGGAAATAGACTATCAAGCCGCCGGCCTTTCTGAAGCAGACATGAACATATATGGTATATCCGTCATGCAAGACGAAGTGAACTCAGGGCTGGCCGATACGCTGGATGATTTCGAGGAAGTGCAGCGGCCGTTCGAAGAAAGAAAAGCGGCCGTTAAAGAGATGAAAGAACAAATTAGGCAACAGGCAGAGCAGAAGGCCGAAGACATCGAATCCTATGTAATGATCAATTTCAAGTCATATCGGGCAAAATCGTCGTTCATGCTTCGATTTGGGTTCGGCCCGGATGATAAAATCATCCCTGGGGAGACGTTCGCCGATATGGTTGAACGGGTGGAATAACCTCACAAACCTTACACTATAAAAAATGGGTGCTCCGAGTAAAAAGCCTAATATTGCGACATTCCGCAAGATTGCAAATTCTTGCGGCGGCATTTTATCCGATATTGCCGCCCACATCGGAGTGGAAAGGGTTACTGTCTATGCTTGGTGTAATGATGATCCCGAATTCAAACAAGCCCTCGAAGATTCCCGTGAACGGTTTGTTGATTTGGCCGAAAGTAATTTGCGCAAGTTGGTAGCGGGAGTTCCTGCCATTGAGAAAGACGAAAACGGAGAAAAAAGATTTGCTGGCTGGATAGAACGTCCATCCGAAACGGCAATCATCTTCACCCTCAAAACACGAGGAAAGAAACGAGGGTATGTGGAGCGTCAGGAGGTTACAGGGGCAGATGGAGCCGATTTAATCCCACCCCGCACACTCTCTCCTGAGGAAGCTAAGCAATATGGGTTGAAACTTAACGAAGAATATTGACGCACTCCTATTCGTGATGTAGACATAGAGCGCACCTTCTGCCTTTCCGGCATGCTGAATTTCACCCGTTATATGTTCAAGCATAAAACGGGTATGCGGTTTGTTGTCGGCAATCATCACCACAAAATATGCAATGCTCTCGATAAAGTAGTACGGGGTGAGATAAAGCGTCTTATCATCAATATCGCACCCAGATATGGGAAAACAGAACTTGTATCGAAAAATTTCGTCGCTTATGGGCTAGCGCTAAATCCCCGCAGCAAGTTTATCCATCTGTCATATTCCGACGACCTCGTTCTCGACAACTCGAAAGAAATAAATGAAATAGTACAATCGGACTATTATCAACGGCTGTTCCCCGAGGTCAGCATTGAATCGAAGAATGCGAAGAAGTGGTACACCTCCGCTGGCGGCGGACTATATGCGGTAAGTGCGGCAGGGCAGGTTACGGGGTTCGGTGCAGGCCAAGTGGATGATCCCGACAGGGAACGGCGCGAAATGGGCGATTTCATGCCTGCATGGGAAAGCGATTTTGCGGGAGCTATCGTTATTGACGACCCTATTAAGCCAGAGGACGCACTATCCGAAACCATCCGTGAGCGCGTAAATAATCGCTTCGAATCGACAATCCGCAACCGCGTAAACTCTAGAAATACTCCCATCATAATCATTATGCAGAGATTGCATGAACACGATCTGTGCGGGTATTTGCAGGAGATTGAGCCGGAAGAATGGACAGTACTCTCGATGCCCTGCATCTGGCATGACGAAAACGGCCGTGACCAGCCGTTATGGGATTTCAAACATACACTGGAGGAGTTGCACAAAATCGAGAAATCGAACTCCTTCGTATTCGAGACGCAGTATATGCAGAACCCCAAGCCACTGGAAGGATTGATGTATCGGGAATTCAAGACTTACGAGATAATTCCCTACTCGCAGATGTCATTGCGCAAAGCATACGTGGATACCGCAGATACGGGCGACGACTACCTATGTGCAATTTGTTATGTAGAGCAGCCCGAGGGGAACTATGTGACCGATGTTATATACACCAAAAAGCCAATGGAGTATACGGAACCAGCTACCGCAGAAATGCTGTCAAAGCAACAGGTCGAGATAGCCAATATCGAGAGCAATAACGGAGGCAGAGGATTCGCGCGCAATGTGGAAAAACAATGCCGTTTAATGGGCAACCACAAAACCCGAATTTCCTGGTTTGCGCAAACAGAAAATAAACAGGTTCGCATATTCACCAAATCGGCGGAAGTGAATAATATGACATATTTCCCGGTTGGATGGGAAAAACGATGGCCGGAACTCTATCAGGCTATTATGAGCCACATGAAGGAAGGTCGAAATGCCCATGATGATGCTCCGGATGTTCTGACCGGCATGATTGAGCAGCGTGAAGACTATGAAGCACCCAGAAATTACGAAGGATATTTTTAAATCAGCGATATGAAGACCCTACAAGAAATACTCGCCCTGCCTACCGAAGCAGAAAAGATATATTACCTAAAATATCGCCGCACCCCGCTTCCGAATGCACAAGCCCTATATAAAGATTGGGACCCAGACAAACATGACGTCATGGATCCCGAAATTCGCCCCGACAACAAAGTGATCGTCGAGGAGGGCCGTCAAGACCCAAAAACAGGGAAAATAATCCCTCCTCAATACAAGAAAGACGACATCAACCCTACAAACCGCATCATGTTGCCGTTGGAACAGGATATTGTCAACATTCACACTGCATGGGCTGTGGGTAATGACCCAAAAATTAATTGCAACCCCAATGATGACAAGGAAAAAGCCCTGCTGTCCATTATAAACAGCATCAACAAGAAGAACAAGATGCGTTACAACAATAAACGCATCGTTCGGTCGTGGCTCTCCGAAACCGAAGTAGCCGAATACTGGTATGTCGTCAAAGACGAGGGATTTTGGCGCAAGATTCTCGCAAAGGTGAAAGGGGCGCTTGGTGGGAATGTAATGCCTCAATTCAAGCTTCGGTGTGCAATATGGTCGCCGTTTCGTGGCGATAAATTATACCCTCTTTTCGACGATAAAGGCGACTATCTGGCATTGAGCCGCGAATACTCCGTAAAAGAGGCTGACGGCACGGAGACAACCTATTTCATGACCGTGACAGATGAAAAAGTCTATCAATGGCGTATGGAATCAGACTGGATAAAAGTCAACGAATTCAAACATGGGTTTATAAAGAATCCGACCATCTACTCATGGCGTCCCAAAGCTCTATGTCACAACATCAAGCCCATTCGAGAACGCTTGGAGCGCTTGATGTCTAACTTTGCAGATTGCATCGACAGATGCTTCTTTCCTTATTTGATTCTCGAAGGAGAAATACATGGAACCCCACAACAATCGGGGAAAAACCGTCTAATCAAGATCACCAACGGCGGCAAGGTGTACTACCTGAATTGGGATCAGGCGAGCGATGCCGTGCGCTTGGAGCTGGAAGGGTTGTGGAGCAAAGCCTACCAACTCACCAATACACCCCAACTGTCCCTGGATTCTTTGAAAGGATTGGGTGACGTCCCTTCCGGCCGAGCCTTCCGCTTCTTATTCATGGGTACAGACCTCGCAATAGATAACCACGCCGAGGTTATCGGGGAACATATCCAACGCCGATATAACTTCCTTGTATCTGCTGTGGGATCGCTCAATGCTGAATTCATGCAAGCGTCACAAACTATTGACATAGAGACTGAAATACAACCGTTCACCATCGACGACATCGCCGAGAAGATCAAGAATGCCACAGATGCTTGCGGGCGGCCTATTGCATCCCTTAAAACAGGAGTCATGATGGCAGGGCTGGTCGATGACATAGACGACGAGATCAGGGAGATCCAAGAAGAGCAGACGGACAAATCGACAAGCAATGCTTCCGAGTCCACAGATTAACATTTTTGAACAAAAAATGAAGAAAATCGGGTGTTTTAGTTAGGGAACAATCAAACAAATAGGACAACAGCATCTCAATATCAACAAACTCATCCAAATTAAGCATCATAATGGAGAAAAAACTTTGTTTTTTACCTGATTTTATATAAAATAATTTGGATAATGTGCCGAATGTATAGATTTTTGTCGCAGAGCCTATGAAGATATAGGCCAACAGACATAGGACGAAATAACTTCCATGCAGTTGTTAGGTTAGGAGGGTCTGTTGGCATTAGCCGGCAGACCTTTTTAATGTGGATATGATGACTTATCCAAAACCATATAGAACGAAAAAACATGAAAGAAAAAATCTTTTCCGCGCTGAAAACCAAGTTCAGCAACCTGGGGTTTAGCGCAAAAGCAATCGAGGGGGTGGCCGAGTCGCTGGCCGCAACCGGATTGGTAAACGACGAGAACTTCGACACTATTGTCGAGGGGCAGAAGTCAGCCCTTTCAGCAATGCAGGCTGAGATTGACCGACGGGTAACGTCAGCCGTAGAAGAAGCAAGAGCCAATAGCAACGCGACAACTGGTAATGGGGGCAGCCAGAGTAATCGAAACGAACCCGAAGAACCCTTCGATGCCGAAGCATTCAAAGCGGAAATACTAAAAACCCTCCGAGAGGAGCAGGCAGCTGCCGCACAACAGAATCAGCAAGCCGCACAGCGAGCCGCAGCCATCGCATCGAAAGCTAAAGAGTACGGAATTCCCGAGAAATTCGCCGCCAAGTTAAACATCACCCAAGACGCCGATTTGGATGAATATTTCAAAAGTACAAGACAGGAATTGGCGGACGCAGGTTTTGAGTTTTCCGAACCGCCCGCACAGGGTGGCGGCATGACCGATAACGGAAGTGACATCGCCAAACTGATTGAGCAGGGGACAGAACAAATTGTCAAATCAAAAAAACCGTAAAAAATGCCAGCAGGATTTCATTATGAACTGAATCCGGAAGACGTACTGCGAGAACTGTGCCGATTCGATACGGTGTATCGACTCTCCGGAGGTTTCAACTTCGAGGACGCAAATGTCCCGACCGGGACGATGCTGATGCCGCTAACGCCTCTGCATGTCGATCTAACAACGCGCAAAGCATCCGCGGTAAAGAACGTCAAAGTAGTAGAGAAAGTGTCATCCGGAACAAAGATCAAAATCGCAAAAGGGTCGCTTGCCTACAAAGGTATGCACCTGGGCGACGGTACAAGCGGTGCAACCGTTTCGAGCATCAGTACCACCAATGCCAACTATGACGAACTCACAATGAGTGCCGCCAATCTCACGCCGGAAGCAGGGGACATTCTCTTCGAAGCAGCAGCAGTAGACGGTACGACACCTAAGGTTACCGCAAACTTCCTCAATTACGCTGTAACGAAAGTAGAGACAGGTGCAACGGTCACTGCCATCGGCAGGGCCTATGAGGTGCAGGAGTCGAAACTTTATGTACCCATCTCGGCCAAAGACAAGGAGACCCTTACGGCCCGATTCCTTTTCACTATCTAAACCACAACGACAATGAAACTGACACTCGAAACCCTTTTCAACAATACAGAAGTCTTCAAGGCAGTCATTGACCGTTCGATGGTAACCCGTGACGACGAGATTTTTTGGAAGCGTTATCTCGACTTCGAAGAGACCAAATCCCGCGTTTTCAAAGCCTACCTCGGCACCGTCACCGGTGTTACGGCCGGCTCGATCATCGATCGGAATTCCAACAAACCCCTGCGTCAACGCAAATCGCTCGGAAGCGGATACGGAGAGGTCGCATATTTAGGGGACCGCTACCAGATGGACAATGACCGTCTGGATATGATTAAGTCACTCATCGATAAGTTCAATGCAGCGCGCCCCGCCGATCAAGTGGCGGCCTTAAACGCAATCATCGATTATATCGTGGATGACGTCCGCCAAATTCGCCTCGCGCCACACAAACGTATGGACATCGTTGTCGGTGACCTTCGTTCGGACGGCATAGCTTCCGTAGCGCTCGCAGACAATCCGCAGGGAATCACATTGCTCGACATGGAACTACCCGTTAAGAAGATCAAGCCGACAACGGGGGATAAGGACAACTTCATTACCTATCTGAAAAAGCAGATTGAGGCCCTGCGCCCGACAATGGGCAGATTTTCTGTCATGGAGATGTCCCGTTCGACATTCACCAAGAACATCGTCGGCTCATCTGAGTTCAAGTCAACCTATAAGATGATTATGTCGGGAGCACAAGTTGCTTTGGCTGGCGGACTCATTACCGACGCGATGGCCAATCAAGTGTTCTCCGGCATCGGGCTTCCGCCTATTCGCATCATCGACGACATGGTTGCGCTGGAAGATGGCACGAACAAACAGGTTTTCAAGGATGACCGCATCACGCTACTCCCGCAAGACAAGATCGGCAAGATGATGTGGCATGAGCCTTATGAAATCTCAGACCCCGTGCCGGGAAAAACGTACACGCGCCTCGATGGTGGAATGTGGACTTCGAACTGGCGAACCGACGAGGGCCGCTTCATGGAGTATGGAGCCGAATGGATTCCCAACTTCACGGCACCGAACAAGATCGCCATTTTCGATCTATCGACGATGAACGGTTAAACCCACCGACAATGAGGAATTCTGAAGTAATATCGGCTCGGCTCTATCCCTATGACGTGGATGACAACTTAGTTGCAGTAGCCTGCATGGACACGGGGCTATCGGCGGACGAAGAGTATTCTTCGTCCAACAAGGTGCCTGTGGCAAAAGCCGCTATCGATGTCCTAAAACAACTTATCGTCCTTTCATCCGAAAGCAACGGCGGATACTCTCTCGGCTACAATGTCGAGGAACTGCGCCGCCGCATACACGCTCTCGCAAAGGATAACGGCCTTACCGATATTGCTTCGGAATTCGATCCTACACCCCAGATATTCTTCTTAGACTTATGATTAGGTTCCCCTATACGCTTCAACGCTGGAATCACGATACAAACGAGTGGCTGACAGTAACCAAATGCAATGCCCGATACGACGGCAAAGCACGGTTTATCGAATCGCCTAACGGAAAAGTGATCAGATATACCTACGAAGTAGTTATGCCGGCTAATGTGCTTCCAATCGAAGAAAACGAGGAGGTGCGCATCCTGGACAGATGCGGGAAAAACATATTCGACCATCGCCCCGACTCTCTTATCGGCACCACGCTGAAAGATTCGGTCTCATACCCCGTGCAGGGCTTCTACAAAAGCGGCCAAAGGTATGAATATACGAAAATATGGCTATAAACGCACTGTATAATGATAACTACCAACGAAGTACAGAACATCCTGATTCACGACTGCGCCGATTTCGGAATCCAGACATTTCCTACATGGAATGTTCCGGAAGGACGAATAAAAGACGAGCGGATCGTAGTCGTAACACCGTCGGAACAATCTCCGGCGACTTATTGGGAATCATGTTACATCTCGGTGAATCTATGTGTTCCGGATGTCAAAGGAACAGCGAACCTGAAACGACTGGGTGAACTTGAACGAATCGCAAAAGCAAAATTTAAACCGTGGGCCTATGGAATATATGATAATACACCATATTGTTATCGATATGAAGGTATCGGCAGAGAAGAGGACAAAGACCTCGGATGCCACTATATCTATGTCCGGGTCCTATTCAGAGTGTTAAACGTAAAAAAAGATTAAAATATGGCAACTATCACAGCCGTAGGCATCAAAAACATCTGGTATGCAGACCCCACGAAAGTCACCGGAGACCTGACAGGTACGATGCTGGGAACCATTCTCAAAGACTCTGCCACCAAGAAGGTGCCGAACGTCCACCAGGACACGTGGAGCCTCGACGAAGCCGAACCGTCCACGACACAATACAAAAATCAACTGACCGACGGTGTATATCGCCAGTCGAAAGAGATGGGTGAAGTCACTATGAATTTCGCCATCGGTCAATACGACTATGAAACGAAAGCCGCATTTATGGGCGGAACCGGTACGGAAACATCATGGAAACGAGCCCGCGGCGTTACAAACATCGAGAAATGCATGATCGCTCTTACGGAAGACGATCAATATTGCGTATTCCCGAAGGCTTCGGTCGTGGCGCGGAACGCCGAGACGGACGATGCCGTCGCTATCAGCGTCGTTGCAACAGCACTGGAACCGGATAATACCGAGGTATCGTCCGAATACTGGTTCGATGCATCGGAGGTCACGGAGGCTGCTTCGGTAATGAGCGCGCCATCCAAATAACGACTGGCAATCACATCGGAAAGGGGCGGGAGGCGTAAGCCCCTCGCCCCTGTTGTTTCAATTATTCGAGATATGGATTTTATTAGTTTCCGCATAGCTGGAAAAGGTTACAGCATATACAAAATGTCACCTCTAACCGCTACACGTATCATGCAAGCGTGGAACGTGAAAAAAGAGCCAGATAAAAGTATCGAATGTCTCGCGGCAATGGCTCAAAGCGTCGCATTGGGTATTTCTGGCAGCAAAAGCATATTCAGCAAATTAAAGCGCATAGTTCTCAGGCGTAGGTTTATGAAAAAGGCCTCGTTCGAAGAGTTGTTCGATGCCTACAACAAGACATTGAAAATGATACCACTGGAAGACATTATCGGAATTGGAGCCGTAATGGAACAACTCTCGATGTCAATCGCAAAAGATCATGAGTAAGTCTGCTGGCATCGTCGCCGCCTCGCTGCTGAACAAACATCATGTGACAGTGCAGATCGGGCGGTTGAGTTTCCGTGCGTATCAACCCTGCATCAAAGACCTCGCACGGGCTTTTGCGAACGAACGGCTAAACCTGTCCACCGACGGACGACACCAATATTCGTTGGAAACGATGTCGAAACTACTGTTTCACCGCCGCTGGCAGCAACGGATGTTCCTATGGTACGCCAGACACTACGGCGACTACCAGCAAATCCGAATCGCGGCACAGAAAATCGCCGACGTCACTACGGGGAAAGACCTGCTGGAATCGGTAAAAATCGACAAAACACGGAAAAAGGCCATCGTGGAGACTGTCGGAAACAACTCCATCGCAGGTATCATGGCAACCATGATGGAACACCTGAACATCAGCTACCAAGATGCTTTCGAGCGAGTAAACTACCCTACCATGATGCTGATGATGATAGACAAGGTGCGGTCGCTTGTGGGAGATGAAAAGAAAATAGTTAAGGGCAGCGGCAAGGAGATGGCCGCAAGAAGAAAGCAGAAGAACAAATGAGCGTATTATCATTCAAAATAAACGCCGAGACCGATAAGCTTAATAGCTTTATCGCGGCTCTCAAACGATTGAAAGAGGTTCTGGCTGATATTCCGTCGGGAACCAAAGAATTCGATGTTATAAACCGAAAAATCGCCGAGATGGAAGCTCGCGTCGAGCAGGCCATGAAGCGGATCGCACAGATGCAGAACGAGGCAGCGAAAACGGTCTCGCAATCGACTGCCGCATCGCCCGCCACACCATCGTCGGCCGGATCCACCGCGGGAACGCAGGCCGTCAAAGCGGAAACCGAGGCATGGAGGGGCTTATTGGAGGAATTAGATAAAGTAAGTCTTGCAAAACGTGAGAATATCGAGCAAATAGAACTGTTAAAGGCCGCGAATCGAGGTTTGAAGGCTCAATATGATGCTTTAAATAAGGCCGAACGAGATGGATTTACGTTGACGGATAAACAAATTGCACGCCGGACGTCCCTCTCTTTGGCTTATGAAGAAAACAAGCAGGCCATTTCGCGAATGCGGCAAGAAGTAGCAAACCAAATCAAGTTGGAGCAGGTCGCACAGGGCTCAATGGATCAAATGTCGCAAGCTCTCTCCCGGATGCGGGTAGTTTACAGATCGCTCGACGAAGGAGAACGAGGAAGTGCATTCGGACAAAACCTGCTCAAAAACATTCAGGCCCTCGACACAAAAATCAAGGAGCTGGACGCTTCTATCGGCAATCACCAGCGTAATGTCGGCAACTATGCCTCGGGATGGAACGGACTATCGTTTTCTATTCAACAAGTCGCACGAGAATTGCCATCATTGGCATATGGGCCGCAAGTCTTTTTTTCCGCAATATCGAACAACATTCCAATATTGGCAGACGAAATAGCACGTGCGAGCAAGTCCGTCCAAGCTCTGAAAAAGAGCGGAGAGTCATTTGTCCCCGTATGGAAACAGATCGCCCGTTCTATTATCTCTTGGCAAACTCTTCTTGTGGCTGGCGTTACTATTTTAACGTTATATGGTAAAGAAATCGTGGATTGGGTCGGCGCATTGTTCAAGGGAAAAGAAGCGCTCGATTCGGCCAAGATCGCAGCGCAACAATTTCACGCCACAATGGCCGAAGGACAGCGAAGTGCCCAAGCCGAAATCACGAAATTGAACCTTCTTTACAATGCAGCGACAGATACCGCTAAGCCCTACAAAGAAAGAGCGACAGCCGTAAAGAAGTTGCAAGACCTCTACCCTGCCTATTTCTCCAATATGAGCACCGAACAGATAATGGTCGGAAACGCTATCGACGTATATAACAACCTGAAAAATGCGATCATCGAGGTCGCGAAAGCCAGAGCGGCGGAAAATATCATAGCTAAGAATACCGAAAGTTTGGAATATATAAAACTGACGGGTGGCGCCTATGACGAATATACGAAAGCGCTAAAAAATGCAACGAACGCCCGAAAACAGTATGACACCATTTCTAAAAGTCTGCAAGAGGCAAATATATATAATGATAGATGGTATACACCATTTGCTACCCCTTCCTATGTAAAAGATAATCTCGAAGCGGCCGAAGACAGATTAGAGGAGGCCCGAAAAAGGTTTCAAGGCGAGTTGGAAAAGCTCGGAGACGAAGGCAAGGCAA